TTAATCGGTGCTGATGAATCTGCTTCCGATATTAGTGACAAACTGAAAGACGTTCTGTATGGAAAGGCGGCAGAGAGAATTCAATCTCTTCGTCCAGCAGTCGGAGCATCTATGTTTGATGAAATCGAAGTAGAGGAATCAGAAGAATGATGATCGTCAAACCATTAGCTACTGAAAAAGCAGCAGGTGAAGCAAGTATTGCAGAAGCAAGACTTGTTAGATTGGTTAACACTGGATCTACTGAAGTTGTGACAGTTGCTAATGCAACTCCAGCGTCATTCACTTTGGTTGCCAATACATCAATTATTATTGAAAAAGAAATTGGCGCAGCTATTGGTGCGACCGCCAGTGTCAAAGCAACTGTAGTCGCATTTACCGCATAAAAAAATGAAACTCATCACAGAAGAAATTTCAAACGTACAGATCATTACCGAAGGTAAGGGTGTCAATAAGAAGTTATACATCGAAGGTGTATTTCTTCAGGGCGATCTGAAAAATCGTAATGGTAGAGTTTACCCAATGACAACTCTTGAAAAAGAAGTTGAACGTTATAACGAAGCCTTTGTTCAAAAAGGTCGTGCTCTTGGAGAACTTGGTCACCCTGATGGACCTACTGTAAATCTTGATCGTGTTTCCCATAAAATTACTTCTCTTGTTAGAGAGGGAACTAATTTCAGAGGTAAAGCACAAATCCTCAATACTCCAATGGGTAAAATTGCATCTTCTCTTCTTGATGAAGGCGTAATGCTTGGAGTTTCTTCTCGTGGTGTTGGGTCATTAAGAGAAGATCGTAGCGGTGCCAAAGTTGTTGGCGAAGATTTTATGTTAGCAACTGCTGCTGATATCGTTGCAGATCCTTCTGCACCTGATGCTTTTGTTCAGGGAATTATGGAAGGAAAAGAATGGGTCTGGGACGGAGGAATTCTTCGCGAACAACTCGCAGAAAAGACTCAGAAGAGAATTAACACTCTCGTTGACCAAAAAGCACTTGAAGAGCATAAGCTGAACTTATTCAGCGAATTTCTCTCAAATCTTTAATTTATAAATAAATATAGATTAATACAAAAAATATTTAATCAAATGTCCGTTGGTAGCAATTTACAAGAAATGGAAAACGTAGTAACCAAGGGTGCTGCTGCAGCTGAACCAATGCAAAAGTTGTCCCAATCAACTCCTGGGCAACCTGCAGTGGAAGATCTCGGCGGTCCTACACCAGAAAACTATAAAGTCGATGACGACTCCGCAAAACTTAAGGAGCCTTCTTTAGCGACTGTCAAAGACATTGTTAACAGAGGTGCAAAACCTGCTGAACCAATGAAAAAGATGGCAAAAGAAGAGGAAGAGGTTGAAGGGGAAGTTGTTGCTGAAGAAGAGACCACAGAAGAAACAGCAGAAACCGAAGTAGTCGCTGAAGAAGAGACTACTGAAGAGACTGCAGAAACCGAAGTAGTTGCCGAAGAGGAAACTACCGAAGAGGAAGTTGTTTCTGAAGAGGAAGAAATTAAGGCAGAATACAACATCGAAGAAGATGTTGAAGCACTTCTTGCTGGCGAAGAGCTTTCTGAGGAGTTCCAAGAGAAAGCACGTACCATCTTCGAAACTGCTATCAAGACAAAAGTTGCTGAAGTTCAAGAAGAACTGAAGGCACAATATGAAACAACTCTTGAGGAAGAAGTTTCTACCATTAAGGAAGAACTGACTACTAGAGTTGATGCATATCTTGAGTATGTTGCTGAAGAGTGGGTCAAAGAAAATCAACTCGCTATTGAGCAGGGTCTCAAGACTGAAATGACTGAATCATTCCTCACCGGAATGAAGGGTCTTTTTGAAGAACATTATGTAACTATCCCTGAAGAGAAGTATGATGTACTCTCTACCATGGTAGAGAAATTAGATGAGATGGAAGATAAACTCAACGAGCAAATTAAATCTAATATTGCTTTAAATCAAAGATTAGCTGAGTCGGTTGCTGATGTAATCTTCTCCGAGGTTTGTGAAGGTCTTGCACTTTCGCAAAAGGATAAACTCGCTTCTCTTGCCGAAAATGTTGAGTTTGATAGTGAAGAGAACTATCGTGAGAAACTGGTTACTCTGAGAAAATCTTATTTCTCGGAAACTGCTAGTGCTCAAAGAGACGAATCGGATACTATTTCCGAAGATTCTGATATGACTGTTGCTGATGATTCAGTAACTCCTCTTATGGAATCATATCTGAATACCCTGGGCAGAGTCTCAAAAAAGTGATTTTTAAATTATAAATCAAACTAAAATTTTTAACAAGGTAAATTCAAATGCAAGGTTTCAATGCTGAACACCTTCAGGAGAAGTGGGCACCTATTCTCGACCACGAAGGCGGTATTTCCGACTCCCATCGTAGAATGGTCACCGCAGTTCTTCTGGAGAACCAAGAAAAAATGCTCCGTGAGGAAAAGGAATTCCTCGGCGAAGCACCTACTAACTCCGTTTCAAGTGGTGGAGTTTCAAACTTCGACCCAGTTCTGATCTCCCTGATCAGACGTGCAATGCCTAACCTGGTCGCATATGACCTCGCAGGCGTTCAACCAATGAATGGTCCTACCGGACTCATCTTCGCTATGAGAGCCCGTTATGACGGCATGGCCGGTACCGAGGCACTCTTCGACGAAGCAGATACCGCATTCTCTAACAGCGGAATCAACACTAGTGGCGCATATACTGCTAATAGTGGTGTTGGTGGTACTACCGGTTTCGGTACTACTGGTCAACTTGGTGGCAACCCTGCTCTGCTTGGTAACTCTGGCGAAAGCGGAAATGCATATTCCGTTGGTCGCGGTATGGATACCGCTCAGGCTGAAGATCTTGGCGATGGTCAGACCTTCAACCAGATGGGCTTCTCGATCGAGAAGGTCGCTGTTACTGCAAAGTCCAGAGCACTCAAGGCAGAGTACTCCCTGGAACTGGCACAAGACCTCAAGGCAATCCATGGTCTGAATGCTGAGGCTGAACTCGCAAACATTCTCTCTACTGAGATTCTTGCTGAGATCAACCGTGAAGTCATCAGAACCATCTACAAGTCTGCACGTCCTGGTGCTCAAGCAAACGTTGCAACTCCTGGTCGTTTCGATCTGGACGTTGATTCCAACGGTCGCTGGTCTGTTGAGAAGTTCAAGGGTCTCCTGTTCCAAATCGAGCGTGAAGCAAACGCTATCGCCCAAGAGACTCGTAGAGGGAAGGGCAACATGATTCTGTGTTCCGCAGATGTTGCTTCCGCACTCACCATGGCAGGCGTACTCGATTACACCCCTGCACTCAACGCTAACCTGAACGTTGATGACACCGGTAACACCTTCGCAGGTGTACTTGCTGGTAAGTATCGTGTCTACATCGATCCATATTCTGCTAATGCAGTTGGCGGTTCGAACGGTCTCCAGTATTTCGTTGCTGGTTATAAGGGTACTTCACCTTATGACGCAGGTCTGTTCTATTGCCCATACGTTCCTCTTCAGATGGTCCGTGCCGTTGGCGAGAACACCTTCCAGCCTAAGATCGGATTCAAGACTCGTTATGGTCTTGCTGCTAACCCATTCGCTGGCGCTGCTGGTGGTGCTACCTCCGGTGGTATCGTCCAGAACGACAACCGTTACTACAGACGTGTTATTGTTTCCAACCTCATGTGATCCTTTTTCACAAGGTTTTCTCAGAGGGTCCTTCGGGACCCTCTTTTTTTATCTAAATATAAATAAACGCTTTGAACCATGAAACCAACACCTAGAGAAACTCAAGAAGCTCATGGACACTACGAGAAGATCGTTGAGCATCTGATTGCTGAAGGATATGCAGAAGATAAGGAGTCTGCTGATAAGATTATTAGTGGAATGAGTGAGCAATGGTTTAATATTATTATTGACTGATAATGACAAATGCATTTAGTGGGCAGATAGGAAATAGAAATTTTTTATCTCCTGTTGGATTTAAATTTACTTTAGCAAAACACCCTAAGGTAGATTTTTTTTCAAACTCTTCTAGAATACCAGAAATCAGTTTAGGAACTATCAACCAACCATCATACTTAAAGGATGTTGATGTTCCAGGAGATAAATTGTCTTATGGAGATTTATCATTAAGATTTTTGGTAGATGAAAATCTAGAAAATTACATGCTAATTCATAATTGGTTGAGAGGTCTTGGAAGTCCAGATTCTCTGAAAGAATTTGATGACTTACTAAAAGAAGATGATGGGATTGAAGATTACAAAAAACAATTTAGTGATGGAAGTCTTCATATTTTAAACAGCAATTTTAGAGATGTTGCTGTTGTAAAATTTAAAGATTTATTTCCAACATATTTGACATCTTTGGAATTTGAAGCAACAGAAACTGACATACAGTACTTTACAGCAGAGGTCACTTTCAAGTATACTATGTACGATATCCTAGGACCTAATGGAAGAACTCGCTTATGATGGACCTTGACAAAATTCAGGAGATGTGGGCAAAAGATTCCCAAATCGATCCTGATAACTTACATGATGAATCATTAAAAATTCCACAATTACATTCCAAGTATTACACACTCTACAATACAATTACTCTCTTGAGAGAAAAAGCGAGAGAGTCATACAATAAAGTAAGACTTGAAAGGTATAATTATTACACCGGAAAGGCACCACAAGAGGTTTATGCCGAAGAACCCTTTCCATATAAGATTAGAGAGAAAGATGCATTACAAAGGCATATAGAGGCAGATGAGAAACTAAATGCTATTGATATGAAAATTAGGTATTATGATGTAATGCTGAAATTTCTTGAAGAAGTTATTAAAAATATTTCCAATAGAACTTTTCAAATTAAAAACGCTATTGAATGGCACCGTTTCCAAGCAGGATTTAACTAATGGACGACGATTATCTCTACGAAAAAAATTTTGATGAAAATGTCCCATATATCTCAATAGATTTGGGAGTAGAGGATGTTAGACAGATTCACGAATCAGTAAATCTTCATCTAGATAATTGGGTGTCATGTCCAGAAAAGAAAGAAAGATTGGAGGAAATAAAAGATTTTTTAAATAGATTGTTATTAGAATACGCTTTTAAGGTAGGAAAATGAACGACGAAATTTATTACTCAATAGAATTAAATTATAGAGGAATAAAGATGATACATGAGGGATTATCTCAGGCAGTTGAGAAGTGGTCTGGCGGTGACCCCGATGAGCAGCGAGATTTAATTGCGATGAGAGATAATTTTTTTAAACTTCTTTTAGAGTATCAATTTGAACATATGAACTAAATATCTATAGGTTTGACCTATATGCATGTCTCATTTGATTATATCAAAAAAGAACGAGGTATATCTTCAGGTAAAAGCAGATCCACACGTCTACTATGAATTAGCAGACCAATTTACCTTTGAAGTTCCTGGTGCAAAATTTATGCCTCAGTATAGAAGTAAGTACTGGGATGGAAAAATTCGTCTATTTAATACTCAGACAGGAGAAATATACGTCGGGTTATTGGATAAGGTTACACAGTTTTGTGATAACCACGGATACACATATGAATTTGTAAATAATAAATTCTATGGTCTTCCTTTTGA